CGGGGAATTTGGTAATTTTACAACAGGTGACTTCTAATGTTAGGACCACATTTTTATAATGAAGCGATACGGAAAACGGTTATTAGTTTCGGTACGCTTTTTAATAACATAGAGATTAAGAAAAAGGATAATGCTGGAACTGTTATAGAATCAGAGAAGGTTCCTCTAGCATATGGTCCTAAGAATAAATTCCTTTACAGGTTAGAGCAAAGTCCAGATGTAACAAAGAAGGTTGCAATTAAACTTCCACGTCTATACTTTGAGTTAACTAATGTAACATACGATAGTGCTAGAAAGACTAGTGCGATCAAAAAGATTAAAGCATCTATTCCTGCTGCTGGTGACGCAGAGAATGCAAAGCAAATACAAACACAATTTGTTCCAGTACCATACGACATGTCATTTGAACTTGGTATTATTTCCAAGTCATCTGATGATGCTCTACAGATACTAGAACAGATACTTCCATATTTTCAACCGTCATTCAATATCACATTAAATTTCATTCCAGATATGAATGAGAAACGTGACATTGCATGTGTTCTGAATAGCGTTGACTATGCAGATGATTGGGATGATACCTTTTTAGAACGAAGGAGTATAGTTTGGACTTTACAATTTACTGTTAAGTCTTACATCTACGGTCCTTACAGTAAGGCAGATGTCATTCGTAAGGCACGTGTCATTGAGACTGTTGGTGATAAGAATGTTAGCAAGAGGAATGTTGAGAGATCTTATTCACCCAAAGCTCTAGAAGATAAGAATGCAGATGGTGTTATCAATACAGCAGATGATGACTTAGTAGTTTCTACAGATGACTTTGGATTTAATGAAGGCTTTGAAATACTATGAGTAAAATAGATAAGAATATGGAGGAGATGTTGGACATCGATGTCTCTACTAAACAAGAAGGAGGTTGCACAACTAGGAAACAACAACTGAAGGATGTCACAGAAGATAGGGAGAAGGACTATGAGTATACTAGAGGAGAACTCTATAGTCTCATAGATAAGGGTCAGGAGGCAGTACAAGGAGCGTTAGAGGTTGCACAGGAGTCAGGGCATCCAAGAGCGTACGAGGTCGCTACAAACGCTATGAAGCAGGTAGCAGATATGACTGACAAATTAATGGATCTCCAAAAGAAAGTTCATGATTTAGATGAAACGAAGAAAGGTCCAAGTAAAGTTACAAACAATGCTATGTTTGTAGGTTCCACAGCAGAACTACAAAAGATGCTTAAACAGATGGGGAAATCAAAATAGCATTAAGTTAGCATTGCAAAATAATTGAAAATCTATTATAATATAATATGGATGCCGTGAAAGATATGAGACTAAACGAGGGAGACGTAGCCCGTCTCACCACTGCATGTAAACTGTATCAGGAACAAACTGGTTCAGAATATATGTGGGATGAGTATCAAAATTTGATCGATAAGATTAACAAACTTTGCGATCAGGGATACTGTGCTGTGTCTAGCGTAGCAAATGACTGATGAAAAAATTAAAAGTTTATGCTATACAAAGGAAGAAGTTGATGCCATGATTGCATCTGCTGTTGCAGAAGCACGTGCTATCGATGAAGAATCCATGCGTAAACACAATAGAGAAGCAACGATCATTAGCATGATCTTAGGATTTACATGTCTTGCATTATTTGTAGATGGATTACTTCGCATACTTGGTATCATTCCACCATTCATGGATCTTGATGTTAATATCTTGGATGATATCGCAGAGAAAACTAAAATTATTATAGAGAACGATATGGTTAAAGCAGGAATTAACAAGATACCTAAATGGTAAAATTAACTAAGGAGGAGGTAGGATATAAACCTACTGATAAGTTAGTCAAAATGTGGCTACTGAATCCACACGACCATCATTTTCTTTATCAGAGGGATGATGGTTCTTTCTATGGTTGGACTAATATAAAAGCAGAGGGTGACTGGTACTGGATTGCACACGGCATACAGTTAGAGTTGTTTCCACCTGAACCACCAAAATCTCATAAGTTTACACAAGAACAAATTGACCGTGCTCCACATCATAATGCATTAGAAAAGTATTATGGTAAGGATCATAAATTTGAAGAGGTAGAAGGTTTGGGGGATCATTACTAATGATTGACGTTCAGGGTACTATCAAAGACTGTAAGGTTCAGTTGCATCACAACAATGTAAATTACATTTACGATAGGATGCATGAAAAGGATGTACCACAACAGCATTATTATATGTACCTACAGTTTCTAACTAACTATAATTTAAATGAACGAGGATAAACACCCCAACGGTTACACCAGAGAGATGATCAAGGAGATTCTTGGATCATCATGGCCTGTTATGGGTGATAGAGAATCTGGTAATGAAGAGAGAAAGAGGAAGGGTAGAGAGATAAGAGAAGGTAAGAGACCTAAACCCACATTCCCATCAGCAGAGTCAAGGGCAAAGTTACCTAACTTTGATGAGAATGGTCAATTCATTTACCCCGAAGACTGGGGATTTAATTATGTCCAATGGTTGAAGGACAATCCAAATTCAACTGAAGCAGGATCATATGGAAGTAAAGTATCGTGAATGATTTTATTATTATTGGTGGTGGAAACTCTGGTTATATTTCAGCTTTGATGTTAAAGAAATCCTTTCCCAAAAGAAAGGTGACTGTAATAAGATCAAGTAAGATAGGCATAATAGGAGTTGGTGAAAGTACCACTGAACACTTTGGGGATTTCTGTGAGTATTGCGACATCAATACTTGTGATCTTATTCTAAACACTAAAGCAACTTTTAAAAATGGTGTTTACTTCAGTGGTTGGTCTGATGAGGATTTTTTACATGCAGTAAATTTACCACATCATGATCAGTTTCATTACTTGCATCATGTTGTTGCTAACAACAGACCGAATTGTGAAATGAATTATTGTGGGTCGTGGGATAATAAGGTTCCACTCTCATACTTTAACAGTATGAACCACACACCAACAAGACAGTTCCATTTTGATACTGCTGCATTGAATGAGTATCTAGAACAACTATGTCTGAAGAATGGTATTGATGTTATAGAAGATAAGTTAGAGACTGCTGGTATTGATTCCAAGACTGGTAATATAACTTCTGTCATTGGAGAACGTAAGTATTATTCAAAATTCTTTATTGATTGTTCTGGATTCTGTAGGTTCTTATTGAAAGAAACTTTAGGTATTAAATGGAAATCTTATTCTGAGTACCTGCCTTTAAATTCTGCTATAACTTATGAGTCAGAAGAGATGGAAGAGTATAACATGTATACAAAATCAACTGCTAGAGAATCTGGATGGACTTGGGAGATTCCTACTCAGGGCAGAACAGGTAATGGATATGTGTATTGTGATAGGTATGAACCAGTGATAGAGAGAGATGTAACAAAGAAATTTAAGTTTGATCCTGGTAGGATGGAGAAGGCATGGCATAAGAATTGCTATGCAGTAGGATTGTCACAGAGTTTTGTTGAACCATTAGAAGCAACTTCTTTGGGTAGTGTTATTCAACAGATGTTTGCATTCATTAATTACTATCCTTCGAATAGTATTGATGAGTGTAATGAAATAGTTAATAAGATCTTTGATAATATATTTGATTATGTCCAAGCACATTATCTTACACAGAGAGAGGATACTCCTTTCTGGAAGGAGGTCAAATATAATCTAAAGATAACACCATCCCTCCAAGAACTATTAGATACATGGAAGAGAAGATTCCCACAGTCTGATGATGTTATGTGTAGGTGGGGTATGTTTACTGCGTTAAACTATATTCCAATATTGTATGGATTGAAATGGTTTGATAAGAAGAGAGTTGCTAAGGAATACAAAGTCACGGAAAAATCATATAGTTGGGAAGAGACAAGAGATAGGTGTCTACATATTGGACACAAAAACTTTATAACTGAGGTTGTTAAGACAAATGAATAATCCAGTATGGTCTATAAATATAATGATAGCAATACTAATTGTAGCAGTAGGCTATGTAATATATTGGATTTTTAAATACGATGACTGGAATGACACCACCGTCACGGAAGAGTTGTTACAACTTCCGAGTGACGAAGATAAACAGAGTTCTTGATGGCGATACTATTGACGTTACCATTGATCTTGGGTTTGATCTATACAAGAAAGAAAGAGTTAGAATTGCAGGAGTTGATACTCCTGAGAAAAGGACACGAGACTTAGAGGAGAAAGCACTTGGAATCGACGCAACCAACTGGCTCAAAGAAAAACTCACAAGTACTATTAACGGTTCTGATGAGCTTTCTATTAGGACTGAACTTGTTGGTGGGGTCGGTAAATACGGTCGTCTTCTTGGGTGGCTTTATATCGGGGATTCAAATGTGTCCGTTAATGAAAAGATGATCGATGAAGGTTATGCTTGGCCTTACGATGGTGGTAAGAAACAAAAGAACTTTGAAGATCTACGTGTAATCCGTAGAAAATTTGGTACATTAAATGGTTAGTAAGACTGAGATATATCTTGGTAACCCCAACCTGAAGAAGGCAGGTACTGAGATACAATTTACAAAGGAGCAAATTCAGGAGTGGATTAAATGTAAAAGTGATCCACTCTACTTTGCATGTAAGTATATGCAGATCATCAACTTGGATGAGGGTCTAGTACCTTTCTCCATGTATGATTTTCAAAAGAAGATACTGACAGACTTCCATGAAAACAGATTCAACATTGCGAAACTTCCTAGACAGACTGGTAAGAGCACCACTGTGGTCGCCTATCTTCTTCATTACGTTATCTTTAATGATAGTGTCAATATTGGTATTCTTGCAAACAAAGCATCTACTGCTAGGGAACTCTTAGGTAGACTACAACTAGCATATGAGAATCTTCCCAAGTGGATTCAGCATGGTATATTGGTATGGAACAAAGGTAGTGTTGAGTTAGAAAATGGATCTAAGATACTTGCTGCTTCTACTTCTGCTTCTGCTGTTAGGGGTATGTCTTTCAATATCCTTTTCTTGGATGAATTTGCTTTCGTTCCCAACCATGTTGCAGAACAGTTTTTTGCTTCTGTGTATCCTACTATTACTTCTGGTAAGTCAACGAAAGTAAT